TAAAGGAAACTTAAAATGGCTGCTGTAACTTATCCTGGAGGTAGTTCCTCCATCGTTAACAAGACCAATGCTGATAAATTTATCCCTAGCCTATAATTTTGGGGATGTAAAACCTTCTCTGAATAACTGGGAAAGAACGTAAGGTGTCTTAACCAGAGGGAACACGACATTACCAACAATGCAGTTCACACCATGGAGGGTGTATGAAGCGATTAAGTTGGAAGTATATTGCAGGTTTGATTGATGGCGAAGGCTGTCTAGATGTTCAAGTAACAAACGGTATTTATGTCAGACCAAGAGTTAGAATTGGAATGGCTGTTAGTTCTAAGATGTTACTTGATATGTTGCAAACAAATCACGGTGGTTTTTTAACTTACCGTGAAAGTAAGAACGATAACTGGCAAGATTCTGTATCATGGGAACTTGTTGGATACAGTAAAGTATGTCCTTTCTTACGAAACATAGCAAACCATCTATATATCAAACACGAACAAGCCAGATTTCTCCTTTGGATGGAGAATAACTTAAAAGGCAAGCAGGTCGCTGATGAAGCAAGACAGCTTGTTATAACTGAGCTAAAAGCAATGAAGCGTGACCCGCACAGACTAAGTGAGAAGGCACAGGAGTTAGTAAGTAGACTTCTGTGATGCGATAGTCGGAATATCTTTTTAGATATTGGGAAATTTGGTCTGATGAAATCATTGCCGCTTACAAGAAGAACCTTGTTATGGCAAACCTTGTCAACAAGATGTCTATGCGTGGCAAGAAAGGTGACTTGCTTCATATTCCTAAACCCACTCGTGGTGTTGCAGCAGCTAAGGCAGCTAACACAGCAGTTACGATTCAGGCTAACGTGGAAGACGAAGTACAAGTTGCTATCAACAAGCACTACGAATACTCACGTTTGATTGAGGACATCGTAGAAGTACAGGCTCTGGCTTCTTTGCGTCGTTTCTACACTGAAGATGCTGGCTATGCACTAGCTACGCAGGTTGATGGTGACCTTGTCCGTATCGGTCGTCTCTTTAACGGCTCACACGCTGCTGGTGCTACTGGTGACTACTCCGTTGCTGGTACAACCACTGCCTACATCGGTGGTGATGGTACTACTGCATTCGTTGGTGGTGCTGGTGCTGGTAACGCTTCTGCACTGACTGATGCTGCTATTCGTCGTACCATTCAGCGTCTTGATGACAACGATGTTCCTATGGATCAGCGTTACTTCTTGATTCCTCCTGTTGCACGTAACACGATGATGGGTCTTGCTCGTTTCACTGAGCAGGCTTTCGTTGGTGAGCAAGGTGGTAACAACACCATCCGTAACGGTCAGATCGGTGATGTATACGGCGTTAAAGTGTTTGTTTCAACGAACGCTGACACGGCTTATGCCTCTTCTGGTACTGCTCCACGTGCTTGCTTGATGTTCCATAAAGATGCAATGGTTCATGCAGAGCAGATGGCTGTTCGTTCACAGGCTCAGTACAAGCAAGAGTATCTCTCAACGCTGTACACCGCTGACACCCTCTATGGTGTTGCAGAGCTGCGTAACGAGTCCGGTATCGCACTGATTATCCCTAGCTGATAATACGGAGGGGCTGCAAAGCCCCTTCATAATATATAGAGGTCACAATGGTTTATTTTAGATGTAAGTGGTCAAACAACGTTATCGGTGTTGACTTTGAATACGATGTAGCACAGATGCGTAAACACCCTGACTATGATGAAGTGAAAGAAGATAAGAAAGAAGAATCTGAAAAGGCTGCTAAGGTAAAGAAATCTAAAGAGGATTAATAATGTCTAACTATACGAAGACAACAAACTTTACTGCCAAAGATTCTCTACCATCAGGTAATGCTGGAAAGATTGTCAAAGGTTCTGACTTTGACACTGAGTTTGACAACATTGCAACTGCTATCTCTACTAAGCAGGATTCTTCTTCGCTTGGTACGATGGCAACACAGAATGCTAGTAACGTAACCATTACTGGCGGTACGATGAGTGGTATGACATCGATTGCTGATGCTGATGGTAATGTTCGTGGTATTCAGAAGTCTGGTTCTACAAAAACAACTTCGTATACGTTAGTAGCAGCAGACGCTGGTAACTTCATTCAAGTAGAATCTGGTGGTTCTATTGTGGTTCCAACATCCGTATTTACTGCTGGTGATAGTGTCATCATCTTTAACAACACCACAGGTGATATAACAATCACTTGTAGTGCTGTTACTGCTTATGTTGGTGGTATTAGTTCAGCAAAGACTTCAGCAACAATTGCCACTAGAGGAATTGCTACGATCTTGTTCGTAACTTCTTCGCTTGCTGTGATTGTAGGTAACGTAAAATGACAGCCCTTCCTGCCTTCTTAGGTTCAACAGTTTCAAGAGAAGGACAAGCAGCATACACAACAGCAGGTACTTATACATGGGTTGCTCCTGTTGGTGTTGAATCCGTTTGTGTGGTTACTGTGGGTGCTGGCGGTGGAGGCGCTTTACCTGTTGATGGTGCTAGTAACCCATTAGGCGGTGGTGGAGGTGGTTTAGGTTACAAGAATAACATCACTGTAGTCCCTGGTAATTCATACACAGTTGTTGTTGGTGCTGGTGGAGCAAAAGCAACTAGCTCAGGTTCTGCTGGATCATCAGGAGGAGACAGCTACTTTATTAACACATCTACAGTCGCTGGTTATGGAGGTGCTGGTGGAGGTGTAAATAATGATGGCGGTACTGGTGGTAGCTATACAGGTGATGGTGGTTCTGCTGGAAAGACATCCCCAGGCGGTGGACTTAATACCGGAGGGGGTGGTGGCGGTGCTGGTGGGTATAGTAGCACCACAGGAGGCGGAACAGGTGGTAATGCTAACTTTTTAGAAAACGCCACAGGCGGTGGAGGTGGTGTTGGAATATTAGGAGAAGGAACTGGAGGGACCACTGGTTCTTATCCAAGTGGTGGTGGAACAGGAGGATCTGGTGGGGCTAATGGCGGCACTGGTACATCAGGAGGTTCTGGTAACGGAGGTGCGTACGGCGGTGGCGGTGGGTCTGGTGGTTTTGCAGCAGCAGGTAATGGAGCTGGTGGAGCAGTAAGAATTATATGGGGAGCAGGACGTTCATTCCCGTCAACTAATACCGGAGATGTGTGATGGCTCTCCAAGCAGACGAACACGTAAAGCAAGTTGGTGATGCCCTATCAATCATTACAGTTGTAGGTACTCTAGCTGAACTACTACCTGCAATGGCTGCTGTCCTTACCATTGTATGGACTGCAATAAGGATATGGGAAACAGACACAATACAGATGATCTTTGGAAGGAAGAAAGATGAAACAAAAACCAAAGAAGATTGAGAAGGTTATGCGTGAGTACAAAGAAGGTACTCTACATAGCGGTAAAGGTGGTCCTGTAGTTAAGTCACGTAAACAAGCAGTTGCTATTGCCTTATCAGAGGCTGGTATGGCAATGAAAAAGAAAAAGAAGAAATGAAAGACTCTAGATTGGAAAGGGCGGGAGTGTCTGGGTACAACAAACCGAAGCGTACACCGGACCATCCTACGAAATCTCACATTGTTGTTGCAAAGGACGGTGATCAAGTTAAGACGATTCGTTTCGGTCAACAAGGTGTTAAAGGTTCTCCTGAAGGTTCTGAACGGAATAAAGCCTTTAAAGCAAGACACGCATCAAATATCGCTAAAGGTAAAATGTCAGCGGCCTACTGGGCTAATAAGGTGAAATGGTAATGGCTACCTTTCTTGATTGTGTTAATGGTGTGCTGCGTAGAATCCGTGAGGATGAGGTTGTTGTAGTCACTCAAAGTGATTACTCCAAACTTATTGGTGATATGGTCAATGAAGCTAAGCGTGAGGTTGAAGATGCTTGGAATTGGTCTGTATTACGACAAACCATCACAGTTACCACAGCAGCCACTACAACTAACTATGCTTTATCAGGAACGAACCTGAGAACTAAGATTGAAGATGCTTATATACCAGCAGCACATTGGTATCTACGTCAGCTATCTGGTCCTGAGATGAACATGTACTTAAATGTGCTAAGCGCTCCTTCAGGTCGTCCTAATAGCTTTGCAATGGCTACAACGTCTTCTGCTGGTGTATTGTCTGTTGATGTATTCCCTGTCCCTGATGCAGTCTATACATTAAAGTTTGACTGTTATGTACCACAAGCAGATCTTGTTAACGATACTGATGTTATCTATGTACCATCAGATGTAGTTATTCAAGGTGCTTATCTACGTGCTATCAACGAACGTGGAGAAGATGGTGGGCGTATGTCCGATCAGCAGGCAGATCTATACCGTAAAGTATTAGCTAACTACATATCCATTGAAGCTGGTAGAGAGCCTGATCAAGTGCTCTGGGAAGCAGTATAATGGCTGATCAACTAAGACCAGTAACAGTTGTTGCTCCTGGTTTCTTTGGATTAAACACACAGGACTCTTCTGTTACGTTACCTAA